TTAGTGAACCACCGTACCTAATGAATAGATGGTGACCGCTTCCGTTCCGCTTCCGATATTATCCAGACGGCACAGGAATCGCTTGCTATTGTTCTGCGCGATAGTCATCGTGCCGGAAAGTGTCACGCCCGCGCCTGCGGTCAATGTGATGGTTTCCGCCGCGTCCGCATCATTGCGGATGGTGAACTCGAAGCTGGAGCCGACGATGCCGCCCGCAAATCCCGCGACGATCTGCGCCGCTGTCGGCGTAACATCTGAACGGTTATCGCCTGCCGGATCACGTTTGATCAAGCCGCCGATCAATTCCGCTGCTGAATAGGTAGCCGCGCCTGCGGTTGTTTTGGTTGTGACGGTGGTAATAAACCAGCCGGTCTGCGTGATTCCCGGAACGTGTCCGATCAACAGCACGCTGGCCAGTTCGTCTTCGGCGTCTGTCGGGTCAAGCACGAGCGCGCGGGCATATGCAAGCGCTGCTGCCGCTGTCTTACCTTTTCCGGCGTCGGCTGCATCAACGTATTCCGCTTTGACAAATGTATTCACTGCTATTGCGGCATTCATAACAAGTTTGCTGATGCCGAGCACTCTTACCGCAGCGGCTTCGCCCAGGGCCGGGCGATTCTGCAAAATGCCCAGGAGCCCTTCAACTTCGCTATCCGGTCTGCGCACACCTGTGGATGTCAAGACGACAAATTTATACTGATCGTCGACCAGGCTTTCAATTGCCGGAGCGGATATGTCCAAAATTTTATTTTCCCCAAACATGGATTTTAATCCTCCTTTTCTGTTTTTTTTATTTATTCCGGTTTAGCCCGGTTACTTATCGCCCGCGATTTCGGCCTGGTATTCTGTTGCCAGTTCAGGATTTTCTTTCTGTACCTCGGCAAACGCAGCGCTGTAGGACAACTCTTTATTGGCCGACATCTTTGTCTTGGTCATGGTGTCCAGCTTCGCGCCCGCTGTGCCTGTGCCTCCGCCCGTATCTTTGTCGCGTGTTGCAACTTCTTTAAAAGTAACCAACGGCGTGGCGGATTCCAGGAGTGCTTTCATGCGGTCGAAGGCGGTGAATTTTTCTTTTTTTTCGCCAAATTCGATTTGATTATCGATTTCAGCCATTGAGAAAAGTATTTCCGGCAGACCGAAGGAAACCGTTGCAGGAGTTATCTTTCCCGCTTTAATCAGCGATTCGCAAAAAGCAGCGATCTCTGTCTTGATTGTGGACAGCCGTATCTGCTTCTGCTGTTCAGCGAACTCGGCCTGCGCTTTTTGTTTGCCTTTGTCCTCGGCCTCTTTTCTGATTTTCTCCAGATCGGCTTCCGAATACTGTATGCCCGTGTTTGCCGGAGCTTCGCCGGGTATAGCATCATCGGGAATCTTGCTGACGTCGAAGCCGATGGTACCTAAAAACGCTTTCAACTTTTCTTTAAAATTCATATCTACAACCTCCTTTTTCTTTTCCTTGTAGTTTATTTGTTGCGTTTCATCGGCTGGCGGGTTTGCCGCCGATCTTAAATCTTCTATCTTCCAGTCCGGGACAATCCGGTCTGCCGTATCCTGTCCTTCTTTCTCGATGAGCCATTCCCGGAGACGACGAAATACATCCGCCAGGGAATTCCATGCCCAGGGTTCGGAAAACTCAAAACTAGCCGCATCGCCTTCCGCAAAAGCCACATCAGGCAAGCCTTTAACTGCCGGAGGCATTGCACCCAGGAAACCGACGTGTCGCAATGAGCCGTCTGGATAAAAAGCGGCAGAGCGTTTTTTAAATGAGCCGTTTTTCACCATATCCGCAAAATCCGGCTGAACCTGTTTGAACTTGGCCAGCAAAAGATTGCCATGTTTTTTCAACCCTTCGACCCAGCCATATGAAGGAGCATCTTCTTTCGGGTGCCCGATGCAAATCGGCGGCTCATGGACGGCGGCATTAAAGTTGGCAAGCGCCTTGTCAATCAGCGCATCTCCATCGTGTTCGACGCCGTTGCTATCGGTTTGTTTTCCTCCCCGAAAAATGGGAATCCAATCTTCAAAACCTGCAAATTTCATTTTTACCTCCCGATTATGCGATAATTCCCGCCACGAAACGCGCGACGTTATGTTTATAAACAGTGTCAATGGAATTATTGACCCAATACAGCCATACGAAGATGGAAATCGATTGTGGCGCGATTGTGCGTTTTTCAAATCTCATTTGATTATCCCCTCCGCCTAAGATAATTTTCCGCACCCTCAATAAAGAGCTTGCGAATGTCTGACTCTTCAGCCGCGCGGGTCAAAAATGGATTACCATGCATACCTTTAACCGCACGCACCGGATGCGCAGCTCCGGGCCAATAGAGAGCCTTTTTATTTTTCGGTACGATTTTGGTTTTATGCGGGCCGTAGAGTCCTGTGCCTTTATGTACATATCCGGCATAGCGCGCAGTAAATTTAACGACGCCGATTGTTCCGTCCGCATTGACATCGCTTGTGCCGGAGTTGGCCAGATTAGATGTGCGCACCGGCGCGTATTTGATGGCGCGGGCTTCCACTTCGGAGACGACGTTTATCAATCCGGCGCGCCTGGTACCTTGCGCTATTAGAGTAATACGTTTCCCCATAAGGTTAAGGTCAGGAGTGAATTTGTGTTGAATAATCATTTAACCCTCCTGATCGCGCGGCCACGGCAACCCGGATGATAGGGCGGCAGCATTCCCGCTGAGGTCGCATAATCGGCACGGTTGGTCGTCTGCGCCATGCGATTCATTTCCTGATTTGTTGCTTTGATGTCTGCCTCAAATTCTTCCGGCGACATGTTCATTTGCCGTTCGATGTTTTTATACGCCACGGAAACGCTGACGATCTGACCGTTCATCTCTTTACAAAAAGAGCACTCTTGTGTCGGCTCGTAGATTTCGATTTCCTCGATGCCTGCTTCGTGCATCTGCGCCACACCCGCCCAGTTGCGCGTGCGCTGCACGCTGGTGTCAATGATCCGGCGTACCTGCCAGCCTTCGAGATCGGCTGCTTTCTGGCCGAGCAGGTTTTTGAATTCGGCGATGTCCGCCGCGTTGCCGCGCCCGAACAGCCCGCCGTTCTTTTCGATGTAACGCTCCTGAATGAAATTGCGAACCACGCTCTGCGCGTCGGAATTTTTAAGGTAGGACGACACATAAAAGTGATCGGCCTTCGCCAAAAAGTTAATCGCGCGGATGTCCGGCCCGCCGAAAGCGAGATTAACGCCAGGCACGTTTTTGAAATCCGCATATATCTCTGTAACGGTGTCATGGATAAGTTCGCTGCTGACGGCAGACCCTGCGGCTGCGCCCAGCACGTTTTCAATGCGTTCGGTAAATGCCGTCATGGTCGGCGGCTCCGGCAGAGATCGCAGCCAGCCTTCGATTTCATCCAGCGCCCCTTCGCGCGCACTCTGCAGTGCGGGAGCGAGGCGCTCCATGTAGTGATCGATCCAGGCATCGGTGGGGTCGACTGACGAAAATTGTGGGGATGCACCTGCGCCAGGGAAAATAGATTTTTGAGGTTTAACGGGGATTACTAATTCTTCGCCTTCCAGAGGTGCTGGGATGCCGTAAGTGGAATAAAAATAATCTTTGGCAACCGGCAGGCCGATATCGACAACAAGCGTTTTGTCGATAGCGCTGCGCGTAGTCAAATCGGGCTTGCCGTTGGCGTAGGTTATTATATTTGGATATGACGTGACATTCGGGAAATTATAATCGACGATCCATTTAATCAGATTATCGTTCAGACATCCGTCGAGCAGATCGGCATCCGCTTCGATGATTTCCTGCCGTACATCGCCCTGGGTGTCTTCATTGCCGAGCTTGCCCTGTGTTCCTTCCGTGGATGCCGTTTGACCCAGCACGGTTTTTGATATTTGCCTGTCCATGTATTCGCACAGATCAGCATAATTAACCTTACCGGTGCGGCTGGCCTCCAGAAATTCAACAGACATATTATCCGGCATTGTGATTCCCGTATCCGTCTGGATGGCTTCGATAGCCTGGAGTAATGTCTTCTTTTGCGGATCGAGCGTGCCTGAAGGATATTTGCCGACAGTTGTCGGCATGCCGAATTTTTCCAGGAAAACCATCCAGAATTTAATGCCGTGTTTTTTAAACCACACCGGCCACCATAGCCGCTGACCGAGACCTTTCCCGTACGGATTGTCGCTGTCGCCGTAGGTAAAGGAAATAAACTTGCGCTCCGGCAGAACTTCACCATCGATCATATTCTGTAATGTCAGCAGGCGGAGTTCTCTCTGCGGCGTAAAGATAAACCGGCGCGGATGTTTGCCGATAATTTTTTTAATATTAATATTCGCGCCGATAACCTGCCAGAGAATCTCAGCTTCATAGTGACCATAGAGAATGGCCTTGAGTAGCTCCTGCCGCGCCTGGTCGAAATTACAATTCATCAGGGTCTGAGATACAAAATCGGCAATAATTTGTTCCTGCGTTGTCGCAGCAGGCCGTCCCAGCTTGCGGGCGGACTTGGCGGGTATGATTTCCCATTCCTTGCCGACAACGGCCATCGCGCGCTGCTGCAATACCGACCCGGCATGGGCATCGCGTTCGACTTCGTCGTACAATCGCAATCCTCTGCCTGCGGCTTCGGAGCGCAAAACCGGATCGGGATTTTCCAGTCGCTTGATCCACCCGGCAAACATATCGATGTCTTTTTCGATAGTCGCTATTTCATCGGTGTTGGGCACTGGTTTATTTTCGTTTTCTGCCATGATTTAGTGTCCTATAAAATTGGCCATGCTCTGACTGGCCGTGGTTCTGGTATGTCCTGTGGATTCAAATTCGATATCGCCTCCCCATTCCTGCCGGGTAGCAAAGCAGGCCATTGCCCCGGCAATGCCGGAATCGCCGTGGCGCTTTTTATTGTCCTTGCCCTTCTGCCGGATCTCCGGAAGTTTGGCGACTCCCTTGATGACTTTAAATGCCCGGTGGTCTTCGATGACATCGGCGTCTCTGGCCATCGTTATTGTCTGATCCTCAAATGCCGCTTTATAGGCGGGCATGTTTTCGCGGTACCATGCCTCGGTAATCATGACCTGCGCGATGCGTCCCTCGCCGTAACGCTGCATGGCACGTTCAGCCAGATACTGCCCGTTGCCGCGTGCATCGAGTGCTCCATAACGGAAGCGCGACAGGCGGTCGCAAATGTAATAAAGAATCTGCTCCTGCTGTTGGAATGGCATATTGCGCAGTTCAAGTTGAAATAATTCGCGCCAGTTGGCCTTTTGATTTTCCAGCCAGATTTTTAAGACGGTCAGATCGCCGGTGCGGGCGAAGTCTTCGCCGAAGATTGAATTCTGTTCGTCGCTGAGTCCGGTCAGATGAGGTTTGATTATTTCCTCACACCAGTCTTTGACTTCGGCAGAGCGGATATGATCAGGCAGCGCGGCAAAAGATGTCGGCTGTTCATAACGGATCACCGGGATGTCGGCGCTGAGGCATTTCTCAATGACGGCGCGGGTAAGGAAAACGCCGGTGCCCTGGCTGGGTATGCAGAAAAGTTCTTCATCCGCGTCTTCGCCATAGGAATCAATGATGCCCTGTCGCCATGTTGCCTCCGCCTCCGGCGACCATTCGCGCTTCAGAACTTCACAGATGCGTTTATACAGGCCGTCCGTAAGAGCTTCGTCGAATGTCACGCGATGGAGGCTGTAAGGTTTCTTGCCCGCTCGGATATCCTGCACGAGCGAATTGAATTCGTTATTGTCGCCAAAGTGTGTTGAGATAATGCGAACCTGGCCGCCCCACATCAAGAGAGCCATTGCCGCTTTTAAGAGGCCGGGCAGATCGTCATGGAAGGCCGCTTCATCAATGACCACGCGGCCCTGCTTGCCGCGTAGATTGGTTGGCCTGCTGGAGAGTGCGGTAATGCGCCAGCCCGATTCAAAGGTAATTTTATAAGCAAGGATTTTCTGTTCTTTGACAATGCCCCGGTCGTCTTCGTCCGGCTCTTCATATTCATCGATGGAAGAAACGGCCATCTTGTAGGCGCGCGCCCAGTTGGCGCAGTCATTGATAAATTCCAGCGCCATGTCTTTGGTGTAGCCGATGTACCAGACGTTGCGCTTTTCGCCGTTTCCTTTTTCGGAGGCGTAAAGGGTATCGTCAGCGGCTTCGGCCCAGGAGAATCCAACACGCCGGGATTTTTCACCGACTTTAACGTCAGACTGATCAGCGACCCAGCGTTGCTGATAACCCAGGAGAAGGCTTGTTGACTTGCGCGCCTTTTCAAAATCTGTTTGATTAGTCTCTTCCATCTTTATACGATGCCTAAAATCTTATCTTTTATTTCCTTCGCCTGGTCTGCGGTCATGCCGCCTTTTTTAACAGCTTTGGCGACTTCATCCGCCGCCGCATTAACTTTATTTTTAAAGTAGCCGTTGCTTTCGGCCTGCTTGAATTTAACAACCAGTGATCCCAACTTTGTGAGGCTATCCATCAAGGAACTATCAATCGCTCCGGGTTGTTTCTCTTCGGCGAAGGTCAGTTCACGCTCCAGGAGCGCTTCCATGCGCAGGCCGAAGTTTGCTTTGCGGGCACGCGCCTTATCCCATTCGTCGAGATCTTCACCCGGCTTTTTGGTCAGGCCTTTCCATGCGGAAAGTGTCTGCCGTGATACGCCGAGTTCGGTTTCGATTGCGCTCAACGATTTGCCGTCGATGAACATCTGTCGGGCAACATTCTCCAGTTGTGCGCGCGCGCCTTTTTCAGCCATGCTAATCCTCTAATCTTCCAAACCGTCTAATCATCTATTTCAGTTCCTCTTCCAGCCGCTTGATCTCGCTGAGGGCGACGGTAAGGTCGGCCCACTTGCTTTTCAGTTCGTCCCACTGGCTGTCCATCGTATCGACGAGAAGATCTTCCGGGCGCGTTAGACTGCAATCGAGATTGAGAGATATGATCTGCGCCAGGCTTTCAATTTCCAACCGGAGGCGTTTGGCTATATGCTCAAGATTAGTAAGTTTAACGCGGCGCATTGCGTTTTGTGTGCTCATCAGGGTCAACCTCCGACGCTTTCTTCGTCCATAACAAGCCGCATCGCTTTTTTCTTGCTGATGCGGATGACGGGACAAAATTGATTTTGATTAATAGAGTCCTTGCATTCGGTCATTGTCTGGATGTTGAGAGTGACGATATCGCGCAAATCATTCGTCACGCTGGCAAAGTCCTTGCAGAGAGAGACGTTGGATTCGTACATCTTCCGTTGCTCGGCCATGTCCTTGCTATATCTGTCAAGAACCGCAGCCATATCTTTACTGTTCTTTTCGAGAATGTTTTCGATGCGGCGGTTATCCTGCCACCATAGAAAGATAATCAGTCCGATTGTTCCAAAATCGCTAACTATCTTTAAGACGCTGCCGAGGCTGAAAGATTCCATATTTTATTCACCCTTCACGTTTCACCTTTCACAATTTTTTATTCGTCTTCAAATCCACTTCTTTCTGCCAGCGTTTGGCATTCTACGCAGCGCCTTGCCGCTGGATTAGCTTTTAATCTTTTTTTGGGGATCGGTTCCCCGCATTTGATGCAATATCTTTCTCCTGTAACCGGTAACGGCGCGACACTTGCCCGCGCCTGGTGATTCCTTAATGCCGCCTGATCGTAAACCTCCGTAGCTTGTTGCGCATCGTCCAGCGCGTCCATTTATTTCGCCGTTCCTTTAGACTTGTCGTAAGACCGGGATGTGACATAACCGACATAGCCCACGCCCATGAGTGCCCACATGCTGTCGGGTATGGCCTGTAACCATGTCTTTACACCGGTTATAATATTGGCGGCTGTTTGTGGGTTAACCGCGTAGACAATTCCCATCGGAATGCTGGCTAGAATCATAACGTACATGACATACAAAAATGACGGACGCGCGCGCGAAGTCCATTTGTCTGCACTGGCTGCTTCTGCCACCATGACACTAAGCCGCGTTGTTTCAATCTTTGATTCAATCTCCTGCGACTGAAGAGCAAGCTGCGCTGCTTTCTCCGCGCTCATCGGTTCTTTGCCGGTGAGGGCCGTGCGGATGTCTTTAAATAATTGACCGGCGCCGGTTAAAACGTTGCCTACGTCTATTTTTGCTAAACTTAAGTCTGACATACTTCACCTCTACTTTTACTCGGATCCGGAGCCTTTGTGCAGCGGCTACCCCTAACCGCCGCCAGCTCCGGATCCCGCCCCACAGGAGTTCTATGCGTCCTGAAAATGCGGATAGTCCGGTTTGCTAAACCTTCCGCCCCAATGCAGGCCGACCGATTCGCCTATCTTACCGGCCTGCATATAATCGGGTATGCGATCCCCGTTCACATCAACCTTGACATCCCACACCGGTTTGCCGTCGCGCGTTATGGCAATGTCGAAAGCGCGCGACTTATCGTTATCCGGATTGCCGTCATCGAGATCGACAAGGTGCTCTGATTTTAATGTCCAGGTGACCTTATATTTATTTTGCTGATCAGTGATCGCTGCGAGACCGGCGATCTCACGCAGGCGATTAACTTCATTGAGTGACTTACGGCCCTGAGCCCATAGTGCAAATTGCTCGGCGACTGTGCGGGCTGTGCAGGTGATTATAAAAGGAATGCCAGCGCGGTTCATCGCGATGGCAAAGGCTTTGATCTTACGCTGTAGAGACAGTGTGCAGTCTTCAATGTTTCGTGAAGCCATAAAAAGTTCTCCTGCGATTTTTCTCTTGCTTCGTCCAGCTTTGGCCGGGAGGCCTGAACCTCCCGGCCATTACCAGATGGCTGAGCAAAGAAGAGATGGGTCATGCGTGGATTGACATTAAAGGATTGCTAAGCGGTGGGCTACCAAAGCGCTTGAGAAAAACACACTAAAAAGCCCCTCTCTCGCGTACGCGAGGAGGGGCCGGATACTGATATTATTATCAGTGTTTATTTATAAAGAAACAATTCTTTTTTGCCTGCTATAATTTCCCGAATATCTTTTCCTGTACCGCTGAAATGGAAACTATAAGTTACTGTACAAGCATCTTTTTCACTTAGACATAGAGAGTTTAAATCTTCAGCTATCTTTATCTTCATTGATGGCATGGCTATTTTTGCCATTTTGTTTACAAGCTTGTCGATTTTTTTGGGGGATATTTTTTTACCTGCAATCTGCATAATTATTCTCCATCAAACAATTTACATTGAGTTGACTTGCCGCGTAAAATATCACGGATGCGAGTCTCTGTCAAACCGTAACGCCGCGCCAGTTCCAGATGGTTGAATCCGGTGAACTCTTTGCGGATGCGCTCGTCGCGTTTATCCATGAGCAGGCCGTCGATCTTGCGAAAGTAAAACCGCGTGCCGCCGAGATATTGGCTGAGGTTTAGCGTAGCCTCGACGCCGATGATCTCGGCGATATCCTGGTAACATTCCGGTAGGTTTTCTGCTGTTATCTCGGCAGCGATTTCTTTCAGCCATCCACTATTCACTGTTCACCATTCACTATTTTCTCTTGATTCGCCAGCATACCCTTTAGTCCTTCAATAACCTTGCAGGCTTCATCATCCGTTGTTATTCGGTTTATTCTCATGTATTTTTTCATCCAGTGATGGAAGCCATCTTCGACGCGCCATTTTATTTGTCCGGCCAACGCACTGACCATATTCAGCTGATCATGTGTTGCCAGGCAATAAACATTCGCCGGTCGTCCTTCTTTCCAGCGCCGCATACAATGCTTTTTCGCAGCTCTCTCTTTGGCCGTATATTTTTCCTTGATTTTAAAGCTGAGTGTTTTGATAAAATAATTGATCACCGCATTTGCTTCGGCATAGGTCAAATCGCTGCTTGATGTTTTTTTGCCGTTCGTCCGGCCCGCTATGATATCCCGATATTCAACGTCGGATAATCCGCACTGCTTCTTCGCGATGTGAATAATCTGGATTTGTTTTGGGTCGATCTTCATCGGCGATGCCTCATAATACCGCAAATATAACTAACTGTAAAAAATATGCTCACAAGGAAGATGCCCCACTGCCCGGCTGTAATCGTGGCGTAAATCCAAAACGGCTGGCCGCATAGGCCGCAAATAAATCCTAGTTGATACCGCTTTCCGGACAGCGCCCAAATTGATATGCAGGAAAAAAAGAATATGGCGATTTGAATAATCACGCTATCCTCCTATGCTCTTTATTATTTCGCCAACACGCTGCAGATTTGCCTGCCTCTTCTCATGTGTTATGTTTGAGAAATCCTCTTCTTCAGGTCTGCCGTTGCCGGAAAGGGCATTGTCTTCGCGCTGGCGGTGTTTCTTTTCCGCCTGGATTGATGCGGATTTCCCTTCGCGTTCAGAAATTGAGATCATAACTTTTTTAAGATAGTTATGATTTTCCAGCACCTCAGTAAAATTTTTTTTGATGCAGATATCGAGCGCTTCGATGATACCCGCGTGACTGATCCGGAAGATTTTCTTTTGAAAGCCGAAAGCCTGCGAATCAAATAGTTTAACAACGTCTTCCAGGATGCGCCGGAATTTTGATGACTTTAAATGAAACGGCGTCACTGCAAATAAGCTGACATAGGCCAATACCGGTGTGGAATATTTCTTGCCGAGTTCGTGCTGTGTCAGCACGTTAAAAACATAATCCAAATCTTTATTGATAACCATATCTGTAAAATTAAACTCCTTTCGACAATGTGGGCAGTTTAGGTTCATCTTCTCTCCTGCTCTTCAAGATTATTTAGAAATTCCTTGATGGTTTCGATTGCGTCTTCTACTTTGCCGGATAAGGTAAAGAGTCTTCTGCCCGCTGTAGTGAAATTCTCCTCATCCACATCAACAAGATCTTCCAATTCCGCGACTGCTTTCTGTAGCTCCTCCAACCTAAATATCTCCGTGCAGGCGTACTGTTTTGTGTGATCAAATATTCGCGGTGACTCTCCTAGTGACATCTTATCTCCTCCTGTGTTTTTCGTTCACCATTCACTATTCACTATTCACTACGCCCAATCATCGCATCCCTTCCGTTCGCCCGGCTTTTGATAATTGTCCGGGAACCACTTTTGTTTATGATCGCAATATGCCCAGTTCCAGCCGTTGGGGTTGCCATGTTTGAACATATAGTGCATGCATTTTGCACATATTCGCTCCAGGGGCGCTTTGAGTTCAGGTGACAATACTTTGCCCTCCCTCAGCTTGTTTTCCCGCTTACGCCGGGCTGTGCCTTAAGGGAGGAAGTATTTTCCCGCTTACTGAGCGGGGATAGAATATTCTTTGCGAGAATCGATTGTGATGATTCCTGCATCGCTTCACCGATATGAACTATAAGGTATCTGCCGACCTTGATGAAGAGTAGAATAATCCCGCAAAAGCATAAAAGCACCAGCGCCGCGAGCAGGAATATTATCACCGCGAAAAATAATATCTGCGCGACGCCGCCAACGGAGCCGCCGAGGTCAACCATGTTTTTTATTTTTTCCAGTTCCTGATATTGTTGCATTTTGAATCCTCCTAATGAGCCTGTGGATCACGTAAGTGATCCCAAAGCGAATTATCCCAGCGCCGTCAGGCGCGCGGGGTTTGTACCTTTTAACGTGATGGTGCAACCAGCCATGACATGAATATCGCGAAAAAAAGAATCGCCAGTGCGCCTATAATTAACGCGATGCATGGCAGGTGTTTGTCCAGCCAGGCAATAACGCGGAGCAGGCGCCGTGGCGGATATTTGACTTCTGCATCACAACAACTTTCGACTAAAAATAATGACCTGCAATTATTTAAATATTGCGGGTCGTGTTGCTCACAGGAATCTTTTGTACATATCGGCTCTCTGAAAATTAATTTTTGCATAATTCATCTCCCGGATTCCCGCCTGCGCGGGAATAACATTTCACCTTTCACTTTTCACTCTTCACATTTTTCAGGTTGTACTTAAATTCCTCTGATGGTTTTCTCTCCGCGCCGATCAGCACTAGCTTTGCATCTGGCCACTTTTCAATAGCTGGACGGTCAAGCGATTTGACAATTTTGATGACATCGTCAAATTTTAATCGCTCGCATTCGGCCAGCGCGCCTTTTGGTAGTTTAACCTTGTCGCCTTTTTCCCGGATCAGGCTGCCCGGTGTCAGGTTAACGACATCGGTACCGTCGAATAGAATGGCTTTATTTTTCTTCATCAGCGAGATTAATTCTTTTTCGTCGGCTGCCAGATCATTTTTCAGGCCGCCCATCTCCGTAAGATATTTTTCTGTGATCGGATCTACTGTCGCATTGTAATTAGTTGCTACCTGCTCTATTATCTTTGATGTGTGCATTATCGACTTAAGCAGCAACTCCGCTTTATGTTTGATGTCGCTTTCCTGTATCCATGTTTTTTCTTTACGCTGCTTGGTCATCAGTTTTCTCCATATCCAGTTTGAGTTGGCCGAGGTAATCGGGCAGGCTGATTTTCTTCATGCGGGAATTGCGTTTCAGGATGCACAGGGCGCGGCGTTCCATCTTGCGCAGGTAGTCTATCATTTCGCTTCCCGCTGCGGGCTGATAATATCCGCCTCCGTCGCGTGAGGTGATCGAGCAGATGGCCAGTCCGTCGTCGCGCATGGCGGTAATCAGGCTTCGAAGCGCCCGTGTGCTGTTGACGTGATCATCCCACGGGCGGTCGAATACCAGCTCATATAATTCCGTCATGCTGACGGCATTGGCCGCACCGACATGCTGATTAAGCACTTCCCATACTCTGTTCCGGTTCGCCGCCGTATCGATAGTCTCCCCGGCAAATGCCGGGACTTTTCCTTTTTGTTCACTCATAAAAAGTTCTCCTTGTTTGTATTCACGCATGACAAGGTTCCCTTTGCTCTTTGCCTAAAATTTACAGACCCTGCAGATGACTTCCAGAATGAAGTAAGTCATGACCGCAGCCAAAAATACAAAACACCATCGCCGCATTTCCCGATCCTGCCGGATCACCTTTTCTTCCCATGCTTTTTCTTCGATATATGTTTTGATTTTTTTCATCATTTGCCTTCACCCTTTCCGTTAGACCGCCATGACAACGTCAGCAGTGACCTTCTTTTCGCCCATCTCGAAAGCCATGTTCATACTGCGGGCCGCGTAGTTATTGACGACCAGCGGATATGCATGGCTGATGGTCTTATTGCGCCGGTCGCGGGTGGTGAGGCGATCCGACAAAGCTTTAAACGCGCCGTCGTCAAAAATATCTTCGATCTTCATGTTGATGCGCTTGAATTTTAACCGGAGATATTCTTTGGTATTTCCATTAAGGCCCTTGATCTCGGCGGTCTGGATACGCCGGATAACTTCGCGCATTTCGATGTGGCGCGATTCGTCGAGCAGGTTATTGAGTTCCGTCTGTCCGAGCAGGATAATTCCCAGTAATTTGCGGTAGCCGTCTTCAATTTCCTGGAAGCGCTTTAAATATTTTAGTGTGGCGATGCTGAGGTCATGAGCCTCTTCTAAAATTAAAACGCTGCGGAAGCCCTGTTTAGCGCGTTCCTGGAGGAGTTTGTGCACCTGCCGGGATTTCGCTTCCAGTGTCCGCTTTGGCGACTGTTCCGATAGATCCATGATGATGGCGTCGCAAATGCTGGAAAAGTTCACGCGGGTTTTATCTATGACCTGCGGAAAAATTACGATGGTGTCGCCGTCTTTATTGAGCTGTTCCATAACTTTGCGGCGAATGACGGTTTTGCCGCTGCCGACTTCGCCGATGATAGCGAGAAAGCCGCTGTGCCGCGCTGCGTCAAGCATCGCGGCTTCGATGTAGCGGTGTTCCTCAGACATAAAAACGTCCGATTCCTTTTGAATGTCGTCAATAAACGGGTTCGAGGGAATTTTAAAATGCTTCATTGCCTCCTGTGAAATCATTTCAACCTCCTTAATTGTTGTTATTTCGTTGCCTGTCGTGAAGACGGGTTTTTTTCTTGTCTCCCATGTCCTGATGCTGCGTCCTGCAGGTGGAACTTTGCGCAGCTCCTTGCCCAGCAATTGCCAGATATCAGCCATCTTCATGCCGCGCTCACTTAGCCATTGAATAGCCTTTGGATTTTTCGACAATTCGAGTTCGATGATCCGCTGAAAATCGGGAACTTCTTTCGGTAGGTATCCGCGATTGAGCGCGAGATTAATGGACGGACGACTTAACTGCGTTAACTTCCCCAGCCACGCCTGGCTGATGCCGCAGTCGACGCACAAGCCTTTCAAATTGATCGGCTTGAACTCCATCTCGTATGCTGTTTGTTCGTTAACTTTTGGTCTTGCCATAGACACACCTCTGTTTTGCCATTCACCATTTACCCGGCATGCGCCGAGCTTCGCTTTTCACCCCGTGAGAGATACTGTCTCGAACGGGACTGCATTCCACGACCCATCATTGATTGCCCTGATCACCTCCTCTGCTTTGTTTATTTCGATTCCGTTCTCATATTGAGCGCGCAGCTCGGCATTGAGCGCCGGAGCGATGGTGCCGATTTCCGCGCGCAGTTTCTTTAATAATTCTGTAAAAGAAATCTTTCTTGAAGCCACACTGCGCGGTACTTCCGCCGCACCTGATGTGATGGCTGTATTGACAGGCTCTTCCGCATGTTTGATTTCCAGCGGCGTGCCTTTACGTTCGATAAATTCAATGTTGCCGACTTTATCGGCATGATGTCCGAATACTTGCAGTGGCGATTCAAAACCGACAGGCGGCGCTTCGGCCATGCGTTTGTCTCCGGTGCCTTTCCATTTGAGGCCCCAGGTCTCGGCCTTCTTTTCCATCTCTGTCTTTGTCTTCTGTGTTTCGGTGTGTTTGATTCCCTTGTATTCGCCGTAGTGCACGCCATTGGTAAGTCTGCCGTATTGATCTTCCGGGATAGGCTGGCATAGCCAGACGTTTCCATTACAGTGCACTTCGATATTCGGGTATTCATAGGGATGGCGGACAACGCTGACTTTCTGCCATGCCGCTTGCGGGTCAGGTATCTGATAGCGTCGGTTATCTACGCTGATTAGACACGAGCCGTCGACGATGCGGGTGAAGGCCGGTTCTTTGATGAGCAGCCGGAAAAGTTCCTCTTCCGGGCAGAGCCGTAATTGCTCGGTAGTGATATATGACCACAAAATTGAACGCGGCGCGACTCCACGCATTAACTTTTCGCCATTGATACGTATGCCCCAGTCGAGAGCCCAGCGATTGAGTTCGTCAAGATCGGATGGGCGTTCTAATTTTAATCTTGCTTCAAAACGATTGATATAATGCATCATGCCTTCGACTGCGCCCTTCGCGCGTGGGTTGCCGGGCATATGCGGTTTTAATTCTATGTGCAGCGCATCAAATAGCGCCTGATTAGCTTTTGCCGTAGCGATGGAGCCACGGTCACACACCAACATAAAGGGCACGCCGTGCATTCTGAATTTGCCGAGTTTTGGCGCACTTTCGCCGTTCCATAATTTTTTAATGAGTTCATCCTTCGGACGCATCGCGCGGAAGAGAAATGCCGAGCCGTCCGCCGCGCGTTCACCCGTGGCATAAAAATATTGAAAATAAAAAGCTCCACTGCAGTGATCGACTACTACATAGCGGAGCAGTTCTTTTTTGATGGCCTTTGCGGTTTTAACAATCTTGTTTTTGTACATCGTCATTTCGGTGTCGCGTTCGCCCAGGCCTTTTTTCTCATCGAGAAAATATTGCAGACAGTTTGTCACGTCGAATTGCCAGACATGATTCGGGTAGTCGGAAAGTAACCGCTGGTGCGGTGCGGGCCGGAGTATATCCTTCGCGGATATTTTTTCCTGCCGCAACCGCGCGACGAAACGGCTGGTGGAAACGCCACCTGTCTCGATGCCGGAGTCTTCCAGTATTTCCTTCGCGTCGCAGGCGGGCAGGGGAATTTCGTTCGACGTGCGCCTTGATGCCAATTGTAAGGCGGATGCTTCGAGAAGTATTTCCCGCGTTGCCGCCGATTGCCCTTTGGTTTTGCGCTCCCTGCGAAACCTTATTCCCCGCACCGCCGCGTAGCGATGGATTGTGGCTTTCGTGACTCCGTAATGTCCAGCCAGCTCTTTGATTTTTTGTGTGGCGTCCGCTGGAGACAGGCCGCGCAAGACTGATGATACGTGATCGAGAACGACGTCCGAGACCATGATTATTACTTCCTTTGTTTTTTAATTTTTTGTTCCTCAATTTTTGCCTTTACTTTTATGCCCATTCCTTTGCCCGCCGTGAGCGGCATATTATCCACCAGCACATCAGGCGGCGGGATTTCCGATTCGTCGATTTCCCAGGGCACTTCCTCCGCCGCTTCATACGCGCTCTGGAGGGCAAGCCGTTCTTCCATTGCCATTTTGCTGATAACGATGAGCAGGTAATAATATTGACGCAGCGCTATTTCCGGCGCTTTGTGCGGAATGATTTTTTTCTTGATGTCGCTGATAGCAGCCATGAAATCTTTCTGCACCTGAGCAAGTAGATCAACGGCTTCCTGCTCCTCGGCTGTGAGTTCGGATTTTGGCGTGTCTTTTTGCAGACGGGCGATATCCTTCGCGTAGCCGTTAATTAATTTTTCTTTGTCCGCCAAAACTTTTTTATTGGCGGTGATGATGGATTCTTTTTCGGCGAGTTCTTCCTTAAAAGTTTCTCTTTGATGATTAACGTAGGCGGTTATGTCTTCCGGCGTGGCCGGTATTTTGTCTTCGCCGAAAATTAACTCCGTACCGTCTTCTGAGAAACCGGACAATTGTCCGGTTTTGTTCTTACCTAACCACCTAATATCATTGAGTGTGACGCCGTATAAAACGGGCAAATTGTCCGAAAATGACTCAAAAATCGGTGTTACTTCCGCAATAATTCTATCTGCCTGTCGGCGATCATAACCAACCGCTTCACAAAATTTATCCCACGTCAGGCCGGTCTTTTTATACGTTTTATCCTTATGAGTTTTGTATAACGAGAGCGCATCTAAAAAATTACAAAAATCTCGATGGGCTTTATTGGTTTTGATAGATCCGATGGCGAAACCATCATCTCTTCCGGCCTGAATATCCTGCTTTAATTTTGCGATTTCGATTTCCGCTTCCTGCTTGGCGATTGCGTAAACATCCTTTGACATCTGCACATCTGAATTATTTTTTGACATGACCATCCTCCGTTTTTATTTTTATGGCTTTATTAAGATCTTCAATGGCTTCTTTAATTAAATTTTCCGCCCTGATTATTTGTGTAACAAAAGGAATATCTTCCCATGCCACGACAACCTTTCCGCTGGTCTCCGCAAGCACACGATTGCAAATTTCATCAAAGGAAGAGCCTTCATTTATGGCGTCTCCGATTGTGCTTATTGCTAGCTCAGCGTTCTCCGCGCCGAATCTTTTACAAGCTGCAATCATCAAGTCAATTGTGGCCTGATATAAATTTCCCATTCTCATAAAAGTGTAATTATCCATCGCCATCTCCTATCCAAGCGTCTCAATGTCTTGCTTGAGTTTGACTAATTGCCCCTCTGCGTTGGCTTTCACGCGCGCCCAGATCACAGCCAGCGCCATGCCCGGCGTGTAGCCGTCGCCGATCTTGCGCACCCAGCCCAACTCTTCCATCGTACCGAGCTGCCGGAAGACGCTGTCGTTGGTCAGATTCGTTGCCTTTGCGATCTCCGCCGCAGGCATAAGTTCTTTGCTTTCCGCGATGCAATGTAAAATCGCGTCCGCCGCGATCAATACTTCAATTTTTCTGCAACTCTTTGCCGCCATCTCCATTTCCTCCTCTTTTTTCCCGTCCTTCCTTCCCGCCCTTGAGGGGAGGGATTGAGGGAGGGTGATATTTTATTCCGACTCAACCAGGGCTTTTTCCAGCCCCTTGAGTTCCTGATTTTTCTTGGTGATTTCTTCCTTGAGTAATCCGATCCTCGCCCGAACAACGTCCTTGCCCTTGAGCGCCTTGTAATTGCAGGCCTCCACGATGATGAAGAGCGCTTCCCAGTCTCCCGTGACGCAGCAAAACGCCGCCAGAACGTCAGCGGATATGCCCCATCTTTTATTACCGTTAAAATCAAGGCCATCATTTGACAGATCGCGCGACTCAGCACTCCAGCCGTCCAGCGTGCTTTTGGGGACTTCTTTGCCGGATAATTTGTAGATCTCGGCGCAGATGTCGATCCGGTCTTTTCCGCTTTTTTTGATCGCATCAGAAATGGCGTGCCGCAGCCTCATGCTAATATCCATGCTCCCTGGCTGCGGAGGCGCTTCGGGTTCCAGAAGGGAAAAGATGCTGACTTGGGTGTCATTAATTGGTTTTTTAATTTTCATTGATTAACTCCCATCAATTTTCGTTTTCCCAATGACACAATGTTTTTAATAAACGTCGTGAATCTCCAGGGTTTTGTTTCTTGTTTTTGGGGAAGTCTTTTAGAGGTGCTCTTTTTTACAATCATTTCATCAGCAATAATTTTCCGAAGGGATGTACTGCCAGCAGAAGACCACAATATCTCGTTAGGAATATTAAGATATTGTGATATCGCTGTTTTTATATGCGGGACTTGTAATGTGAATGGGTGGCCTTTTTTACTGATAAAAGTTATATTATTAAGAAATTTATTCAGCACATAAAGACTGATGCCTGTTGTCGCTGCAAGACTTGTCTGGCTTTGGCCCCTAATTTTCAAAAGTAACTTAATTTCATCGCCCGGCACGGTAAAATTATTTTTCTTATTTGACATTGCATTCCTCTCTTTTTTTGATAAGATTAAGTCACGTTTAAAAAAATCGTTATGCTTATGAAAAAAATGTATCGTGACATAAAATCTCTTTACGCGGCCCTGCGAGGCCACAGATCTTCCACTTGTCTACCGAGTTTATCGGCAAGTAATTGCTTGATCTCCGTTATCTTTTTCCCGTTCCGCGCGACACCCTTTCTATGTCCACGAATTACTTGTGATACGAGAGCTTCAGAAGCTTTAACTTCCTCGGCAATCTTTTGCTGTTCGATTCCACGGAGGATAAGTAATGACTTGATGTAGCGGCCTCTTTTTTTGTCGTTTGTTGTTAAGTGATTTGCTTTCATAATTAACTTATATGTCAGATTCTGACATAAAGTCAAGGAAAAAGTGTTTGTATATGACATTAATGAATAAATATTTATCGATTGGCTCTAGAATTGTCTCAATTCGTAATACTTTTAATATGAAGCAAGCAAAATTTGCTGAATCTATCGGCATATCTCGTCCTGCTTTATCTGCAATAGAAACCGGCGTTACCAAGCCATCTTTTCCAATTTTGTATGTTATTGAAGCGAAATATGGTTATAGGCATGAATGGATTTTAACTGGTGATGGTGAATGGTATGTAAATCCGCTTTCGGCCTCTATTAGAGAAAGTCAAGCACCCTATAAAACGTCAGATAAGGTTTTGAATTTTTGGATAGATAGACTTATTCGTATCCTCGAAGAAGGTGACGAAAAAAAAATTGAAGCTATAAAAGCGGCTATCCGTGCCCTCGATCCTGGAAATAAAAAAGATGATTTATCAAAAAATGATTATTATGATAATAAAGACAAAGACACTTGATTCAAACCGACTATAAAAAGGAGTCGTTATGAAAAAAACTATCATTATTGTATCTATTTTATTTGCATTCTCATTTGCCTGGGCAGATGATATAAAAAATCAGTGCCCTGGTGGAGTAAAATCTAATGAATCTATCGTTAAATCAGTATTAATTAAAAATAATTCTGAAGAAACGCAATCTAAAAGCACTGTTATTAATATAGAAGGAAAATGTTACGAGGTTATCTTCGCAAGATTTGAATATTTAGTTGATAAAAATCATGCTATATATAAAGTAAATGTCAATTCTAATAATCCGGATATCCCCATTATTAATCCTAAGTTATTTTATTTCGACTTTGGAAAAGCAGATGTAAAGTGGGAACAAATTGGTGGTGTTATAAAAACAACAGGAAAATACTTTAATTGCAAGAGTGATAGGGGAATACCTTTAAAAATACCGGTAGCTATTGTTATTAAAAGTCATCAGGTGGTGCGAGGATGGTAA